AAGTGAGTTGATATGTGTAAACACCTATCATCAACTATGCCACCTGGTATATCATCATTAGCATCTGTAACTAAAACACCATCATTATCTAAAGTCTTTAAGTCAGAAACTTTTAAACCGTGTTTTTGTAATATGCCACGAGCAGTTCTATCAGGAACATCATCACAGTCATTTTGGTCTATACACCATCTAACAACATTGTCGTTATCTAAACAAACTAAGTCAGCAAGATTGTCTAACTTCCATAATATATCTGTAGTATTCAATTTCATATTTTTTTCACCTTTTTTCATCATTTATAGGTACTATTATACACTATTGGTGACCCAAAGTCAAGAACTTTCTGGAATATTTACTGGAATAAATTTGAGATTTCTTAATCCAAGAAATCCATTGATTTTGTACTGGATTTGCACTATTTTGGTGCTTTTTTTCGTGTTTTTCGTGCTTTCACTGGTTTTTGAGTATGATTTCCCCCTCGAACCGCCCTTTTTGCCTGTTCTAACAACTTTATCGTCTTTTTTTCGCCCAATATGACAACAAAACAGTCCAAAATCAGGTCAAAACAGATGGAAACCGTTTTTTCGATGGATTTTGGATATTTTTCTAATATCTGTACAAAGTCGTTTTCAATATCCGTCTTGGATGGTTTTCCATTATTCATAACAGGTATTATACATTATTTCGGAACGGTTGTCAAGCGATTATAAATAGTTTAAAGCAATCTTTATTAAGGAAAAAACTATGCATGAATATAAAGTAAACATTTTAAAATTGGTTGACGGAGATACAGTTGATGTCGATATAGACTTGGGATTTGGTATATGGCTTCGTAAAGAAAGAGTACGAATCATGGGTATTGATACTCCAGAATCAAGAACAAGTGATAAAGTAGAAAAGGTATTTGGCCTTGCTGCTAAAAACAGATTAAGTTCACTATTGGGCGCCGAAGCAATCTTACAAACGCAAGTGAGTAAAAAGGGCGAAGATATGAAAGGTAAGTTTGGTCGTGTTCTTGGTAACTTTATATCACTTAATGGCGAAAAGTGTGCCGCTGTATTAGTTAGAGAAGGTCACGCTGTTGCTTATAGTGGCGGCAGTAAAGAGGATGTTGCAAGTCAACATTTGGCAAACAGAGAAAGATTAGTTAGAGAGGGTAAAGTTGTTGTGCCTGAAGGTATGTCTATAGCGCCTATAAAAAATCCACCACCTCCGGTTGAGAATGACCCACCTAATGTTAAGACTGCAACGCCAAAGAAAACAACAAAAAAGAAAACAACTACTAAGAAGAAATAATGGCAGCGGTTACTAGAGTTGGATTAGATAGTCATATAGGCCATGCAAGTCCTACACCTAATCCTTTTCATTCAACACCTTATGCAACTGGTTCACCTGATGTTTTTACTAATGGTGCAAAGACAGTTAGAATAGGTGACAGCACAGGATGTGGTGACCCAGCAGTAGGTGGAAGTTCGTCTGTATTTGTAAATAGTATTGGCGTTCATAGAAAAGGTGACGGAACTGGTGGTCATGGTAGTTGGGTAGCTAATTTATCTGCTTCAGGTTCAGGTAATGTATTTGCTGGATAACGGTATAAAAAATGGCAGATTTAGATAGTTCAGGTTTTACATTTACCACAGTTCCTACAAAAGCTGAAACTGAAAGATTTGAGTATGTAGCATTTGATTATATTGCAGACAATCCAGGAACTGTAAGCAACTTATTTAAAAGTTTTATAGGTGTTTACTTTAGTGATACAGGAGAAACAACATGACACTAGTTAAACGGTCAACTAAAGGTTCAGCATTAACTTATACTGAAATGGATGATAATTTAACACATTTAGATTTATACAAAAGTGTTCAAAATATTACTGGTCCAGGCGCAATTAGTTTAACAGAAACAGTTACATTGATTACAACAACTGGTGCAGATGCTTATACATTAGCAGATGGTGTAGAAGGACAAATTAAAATAATCTCAATGAAGGTAGACGGTGGCGATGCAATAGTTACTCCAGATAACCTTGTGGGATATACAAGTGTAACATTAAACAATGTTAAAGACAATTTCACATTGCTTTATCAATCCACTGGCTGGGTTATAACAGCACTACAAGCCGCAACAAAAAATGCGTAAATATAAAAAATGGCAATGTATCAGGGTAAATGCGAATGTATCATAATTTGCATATAAATATAAACATAACGGAGAGGTTGCTAAATGTCAAGATATGACGCCACACAAACTAATGAAAGCACAAGAAGTTCCCAGATTTTTAAGGACCTGAATTTAGGCTTTCAACAAAATACTGCAACGAAAGATATTCAAAAGATAAAAGATGTTGAAGCAGTAAAAAGAAGTGTAAGAAATCTGATTAATACGAATCATTATGAAAAACCTTTTCATCCCGAAATTGGTTCTAATTTGAGAGCGATGTTATTTGAGTTGATGACTCCTCAAATGAATCATGTGATTTCAAAACAAATTGAAAACTTAATTAATAATTACGAACCAAGATGTAGATTAGTTCAAGTGCATACACAACCACAGTTCGACAGAAATGCATACGCTGTTCAAATATCATTTTATGTGCAGAATCATCAAAACCCAGTAACAGTAGAAACCTTTTTAGAGAGATTAAGATAACATGGCAACCAAATTAGAAATTTCAGAATTAGACTTTGATGGTATCAAAGCAAACTTAAAAACCTTCTTATCACAACAAGACGAATTTACAGACTACAACTTTGAAGGTTCGGGTATGTCTGTACTTCTTGACACACTAGCATATAATACACACTATTTAGCATACAATGCCAATATGTTGGCGAATGAGATGTATCTTGATAGTGCTGATTTGCGTTCAAGTGTTGTATCACTAGCAAAACAAGTTGGATACACTCCAACAAGTTGTACATCATCAACAGCTGTTCTTGATGTTCTAGTCAATAATGCTTCTGGCGCCTCTCTTACAATGTCAAGAGGAACAAAATTCACGACAACTGTTGATAGTCAATCATATAGTTTTGTCAATAACGCTGATGTAAGCATCACACCAACAGATGGTGTTTATCAATTCAATAACTTAACTGTTACGAAGGCTCATATCTAAATTACAAATACACAGTAAGTACATCCGATATCGACCAACGATTTATCATACCAAACGATAGTGTCGATACAACAACATTGACTGTTAAAGTTCAAGAATCTTCTTCAGACTCAACAACAAACACTTATACATTAGCAACTGGTATTTCAGCATTAGATTCAACATCTAAAGTTTACTTTTTACAAGAAGTTGAGGGCGGTCGTTTTGAAGTTTATTTCGGTGACGGTGTTTTAGGCAAAGCAGTTGCTGATGGTAATATTGTTATATTAGATTATATCAATTGTAATAGAGATGCTCCAAACGGTGCCTCGTCTTTTACTCTGTCAGGAACAATTGGTGGATTTTCGAGTGCGACAGTTACAACAGATAGTAATGCGACTGGCGGAACTGGACTTGAATCAATTAGTTCAATAAAATATAATGCACCAAGAGATTATACTGCACAAGACAGAGCGGTTACTGCTGAAGATTATAAAGTTCTAGTAAAGACTTTATATGCAAATGCACAAGCAGTTCAAGTTTATGGCGGTGAAGATGCCTCTACACCTGACTATGGTAAAGTTTATATTTCCATTAAAGCAAAATCTGGTTCAAACCTAACTGTTGCAACAAAAGAAAGTATTGTAACAAGTCTTAAAAAATATGCTGTTGCTTCGGTAACGCCTGTGATTATAGACCCTGAAACAACTTATATAACACTTGTTGTGAATTTCAAATACAATTCTGGCATAACAACTAAAGATGTAACCACACTTCAGACAAATGTGCTAAGTAAGGTTGCAACTTACAATAACGATACATTAGAGGATTTTACTGGTATGTTTAGATATTCAAAATTAATCGAAGCAATTAATGGTGCTGATACATCTATTTTAAGTAATATTACAACTTTGAAGATGTACAAGTATTTTACACCGACATTAGCCTCTGCATTGAAATATACACTTAATTTTAACAATGCATTATATAATCCACACTCTGGTCATAATGCAAGTGCTGGTGGTATTATTTCTTCAACAGGATTCAAAATCAATAACGATAGTTCACTTAACGAACACTTTTTAGATGATGACGGCGCCGGTGTTGTACGAGCTTATTATTTAAGTGGTACAACAAGAGTTTATACAGACTCAACTTACGGTACTGTTAATTATACAAC